CGTCAACGTAATTCAGCGATTGAATGCGGCGATCTCCGCCGGAAACGCTCGGAAGGTTCAGAATTTCTAACGCTTGATTGACCGTAAGCAAGCCCATAGGCATAATTTCACGGATCAAGTTTACTTTCGTCGCGTTGCTGGTGAATTGAAGTCGCCCGCTCTCGAACAGAATAGAATTGCCGAAGGCTCTTTCCCGATCGTTGAACAGCTTGCGCGTAAATTCAAGGCTTAATTGCAGCGCCAGCGGTTCAATGACGCTTTCATAGAACGCCGCCCATTGGTTTTCGTCGTAGCTGCTGTTTACGATCGCTTCCGAAACGCCTAAATAGTCGTAAATCTTCGTTTTCACGGCCTGCATTTGCTTTTCGTCGATCGCATACGGCTTGTTGTCGATCGGGATGTACTCGGCGGCGCTGTCAAGAACGGCAATGCCGCCGTTGTTGTTGATGTTCAAATAGTCCTGTATGAAGTTTTCGCGCATTTCCTTCAAGATGTCGGCATTCGCAAGCTGTGTGCGTTTCAGAATGCCGCGAATGCTCGCGCCTGTCTTGATCGCGGAAACAATGCCTTCATTCTGCGCGTGGGCAAGCTGCAACGCGGGGGAAAGCGCGTCGTTCGGATCGCCTAAAATATCGTTCCCGTTGAAATTGCGGCGAAGGTGGACAATATCCGCATACGGTAAAATGACTTCACGCCCGCCGGAAAAGATGAAGCGCACATATAGCGCCCCGCCCGTGTCGCTCAAAAACTCCGCATGAACCGGATTGAGCGGGAACACGGCGACGCATTGCCCGCGTTCGTCCTTCTGAATGTACGCAAAAGCGTTGTTGTACAGAAAATAGTGGGTAAACAGCTTGTACAGCATATCGAAGGCGGACATATACGGGTTTGGCTCAACCTGTAACAGGCGGTTTAGCTTGCAATCTCCCGTTGCCTGTTCGTGATCCCGATACTTGATGATGTGCGATCCTTTCAGCTTTGCAGCATTGCGGGCGATCGCGTCAACGGCGCTTCTGAAAATGTCGTTGCTGTATGCGTTCCCGCTCCATGCCGAAAAGGCATTCCCGCCGCCGATGATTTCCGCGCGGCTTGTTTCCCGTGCTGGCGGCTTTACCCTCCCCAAAATACGGCTAAAAATACTCATTCTTCCGTTTCCACCTCTTCCACGTTCCATTTGCCTTCATTACCGCCGTTTTTGCTCATTTCCTCTTGAAAAACCTCCCGCATACGGGCTTGAATTTTGTCCCTCATGCGCACATCTGCAAGGGTTTTCCACGGGCGGGCTGGAAGTCGTGAAGTCCCAATTTCATATACATAGCCTTTTAGCGCATTCGGAACGCCGTGGCGGTCATAGCCTGTCGGGCGGATCGTGATATACTTTCCGCTATCGCCCTTCTTGATCTTTGACGCTTTAATAGACTTGATAAGATCGTCTGTGTCCCGTATCTCGTATTCCTTCAAAGCGGCCTGCATTTCCTCGCGGGCTATCTTCGCGCCCGCGTGTAGCATATGATTAACTGTTCCGCTGACTTTCGCGCCCCTTGCTTGAAGCTGATATTGAATGCTGTCCAGCCCCGTAAACGTGAACTTTCCCATTTTGCGCCCTCCTTTCTTCCTGCTCCTGTTTGCTGCGCCGTTCCTGCTGACAATCGCAACGTTCCGAAGGATCAAGGGCGCAACCGCAATGCGGTCATACTCTGAAATACATTTCTGCTTTCTCCTTTCTGTCTGCTTTTTCTCCCACCCCTCCGCCCCTCCCGCTGGGAGGGGGACAGGCTCAAAGGAATTGAACACGCCTGCGGGCGGGCTGCTGTCTGCGTGTCTATGTGCTTCCTCTGATGATTTTTTGTTATCCCCGCCGCCGTCCTGCTTCTATCACTCCGGCAACTCACCGTAAAGAGGCTTTCGCGGCATATCCTCGCGCCGCGTTGCGCCGCTCCGGTATTCCACGATCCTCTTGACGGCTCGCCGCCTTCGTGATCTATCTAAAGCAGGCGACGGGGAATTAAACAAAAAATCATCTTCAAAGAAAGTGTTGGTTATCGAACCTTACTTATTTACAAGGCCTTCAAAGCTGATCCGCGATCAGCATTTTAGAGGCCGTTTCCGGTTATTCTGTGGCGGTGCTTCCGCCGCGTCCTCGTTACGAACGTACTTGAAGCACATATAGCCGTAACGGTTCGTCTTTGCGTCCACAAGCCTATAACCCTTCGGCGCTCGCGGCGGCTTGCTCTCGGAATACTCCCGCTTTGCTTCCGTCGCCGCTTCCTTCTCCGGCTGGCACAAATTCCGCGTACCCTTGTAATGGTGGCGTGTCCCTCTCTCCGGTGTCCAATGGTCGAAAAGGTAATTTGCAAGGCCTGTATAATCCCGCCCGTGATCTACGCCGTTGTAGTAGTTGTGTTCCCGCAAGTGTTCAATACGAATGATCGTTCCGCCGTCCCACTTCTCCCGTATCTGCTCTTCGGTCAGCCCGTTAGATACCATGTGAAAGTGAATGCGGCTCGTTGTCTTGCCTCTGCCGGGGTAAAGCGCTATTTGCGCGTCCGGATTTAACCGCCGCAACCGCCGCCAAAACGGATTTATGATCCCGTCCGCCTCGGCGAAGGTATGTACTTCGTGTTCGTTGTCCAGCGTGATCGTGGTATAGAGGGAAGCGGGGGAAAACGTCGCGTTGAACATTCGCGCATGATTTCGACGGGCTAACCGCTGCTTGAAGTCCTCGTATTCCTCCGCGCTGCTGAACCGTGGGCGCGGCTCTGCCTTCTTTACGTCCTTTGTCCGATCCGGCAAGGTGTACACCTCCTGTTCACATACGCTACCCGCGAAAATCCTTCTTTTTGCTCGCATTTTTGGCCTCCTGCCTTGACAAAAGGCCGTACAACTGCTATAATTTATTTGTAGTGAATAGCTGTTGTACAGCCCTAACGTTCATCGGTTGCCCGCCGATGGGCGTTATTTTTTTGCCCTCTTTTTTCATAATGCTACTGCCTCCAGCAATTCCGCTATGTATGGATCGCGGCGGCGCTCCGGTGAAAGCGTCCGGACGGCCTCGCGGCATTCCTCGCGCAACTCGTAACGATCTTCAAAGCGATAGGGAGAAGCCGGATCGTGAAGGGGGAAATATGCTTCATAGCTCACAAGATCGGCTTTCCGGCATTTCTCACCGTAATATTTGCGTAGCCGTAGAAACTTCTTCTTGACCGCTCCGCAAGCTATCGCGTCAAAGCAAACGCCCGCCGCGATCCCTCTTTCTAAAGCCTCTTCCGCAACTTCAACAACGGTTTCATATGCGATCGCTATAACGTCGTCCATTTCGCACCATACGTCTTTGCATTGAAGAACGCCGCACATTTTCAGCGCCGTATATTTTGCAGGCTCTAACGCTTTCAATATTGCGCCGTCCCGCTCCGCTCTTGTTGAAAAAGGCTTAACGCGCGGTTTATGCTCTGCCGCCGCCTCCGCATAGTGCTTGAAAAGCTGTTCCGGCGTAACCTCCAGCGCGTCCGCGATCATCTGCGCCGTTGTGTCCGTTACGCTCTTCATCTGCTGTTTTGGGACAATGCCGCCCGCTGCCCATGTTTCGTATGCTGCTATTGAATAACGGCTTACGCCGGAAAGCTCCGCCAACTTCGTAACAGTCCAGCCGCGCCGCCTGCGCTCCTGCTCAATCGTGTTCGGGAAACTCTGACACTTGAAGTTATATTTTCTGCTTCCTGTCATACCGCGTCGCCCTCCAACGAAAGAACTTTGCAAATGATATGCGCCTTGAATGCCTTGCCCTTGTATGCGTCAAGATATGTCGCATAATTCGCCCGTGCGATCTCCGTAATGATCCCGCGCGGCAACGGAAGGGCGGCAAAGTCTAAAGCAAATTCGTGATAGTCCATCTTCCGGCGGTTCTGCTCCCGATCCTCTGCGCCCATTTGGAAGCTCTCTTCTTCCATGCTCCGGTATTCCTTTTCGATCGCGGCTATCTGTATCGGGCTTGATCCCCATACCTCCGTTTCGTAATCCTCATACGGGGAACGACCGCCGCCGCGTTTCTTTTTCCGCTTGCTCATTGTTTACGCTCCTTTCGCCTCCGACGGCCTGCCGTATGAAGTATCTTTTGGCAAGCAGCCGTATTTCTTCTTGTGCCATGCCTCGAACTTCGCTTGATTGTCCGGATCATCGAAGAAACTTCCGATCGCTTCAAACAAGCCCCGACAATGCGCCGCCATGACGGGCGCGGGCATTGTGTCAAGCTGTACCGTTATCCCGCTCATGTGTTAGGCCTCCTTTACTTGTTGTGCGCACACAACATAGTTGCTAAAAAAAATATTGTCGATCGGCTCTTGAAGAGCGCGGGCAATTTGAAACATGACAACGTTTGAAATTCTTGTTTGCTTCCCGCTCTCAATCGCCGAAAGATACGGCCTGCAAATGTTAGCCCGCTCCGCAAGCTGCGCTTGTGTCATTCCTCTTTTCTTGCGGTACTCTTTTACCTTGTTTAACACGCCGTTCACCTCCTACATGTAAAGCATACACAACAAAACCCATTTTGTCAAGCGTACACAACAAGATTATTTTGTAAATTTTCTGTGCTTGTCTTGATTTATTGTAGTGTGTAGTTTACAATATGATAAAAGGCGGTGTTGTGTATGGATAACAATGCATTAGGTAAGGCAATACGGAAAGCGCGTGGTGATCTTTCGCTTCGTGATTACGCTAAAAAAATCGGAATAAGTCATACGCATTTGGACAGTATCGAAAAAGGCTATGATCCGCGCACGGGTAAGCCCGTGACAATTAGCCTTGATACGTTTGTCAAGCTGTCTGACGCTACCGGAATACCGCTTGAAGAATTGCTTTTCATGTTAAAGTACAACCTTAACGACCTTGAAGCGATCGAAGAAAAACCCGCCACAAGTAGAACGCCAATAGAAAGTATGCTTTTAAGATATTTTTCAAATGACGCTTCGCAATTTGGAAAACATCTGCAAGCTAAAATCCAAGAGCAAGTGAACAGCGAAAGCAATTCTTCTCTTTTACTTGAACAGATGAACGAATTATTTAACAATGTTTCCAAATTGTCCGAAACTGAACAAAAGGCTTTTTATACCGGACTTGTAAAAGGGATAGAGCGTTGGGAAAATGAACAGAAGGGGGAATAATAATGCCGGAAGCATTAAACGCGGTCATATACGCCCGCTATTCCTCCGATCGTCAGACAGAACAAAGCATAGAGGGACAATTACGGGAATGTTACGCATTTGCGAAAGCGAATGATATAGCCGTAATTGATACCTATATTGACCGCGCTATCAGCGGAAAGACGGACAACCGCCCCGCCTTTCAAAAGATGATAGAGGACAGCGCAAAGCGTCAGTTTCAAGCCGTCATTGTGTACCGCCTCGACCGCTTCACCCGCAACCGCTACGACAGCGCAATTTATAAAGCCCGTTTGAAGAAAAACGGCGTGAAGGTTCTTTCCGCTATGGAGAACTTGAACGGATCGCCGGAAAGTATCATCATGGAAAGCCTGCTTGAAGGCATGGCGGAATATTACAGCGTTGAATTGTCGCAGAAGATCACGCGCGGCATGAGAGAAAACGCCTTGAAGGGTAAGGCGCTGGGCGGTCAGCGCGTATTGGGGTACAAGGTCAATTCCGATTGCTATTTTGAGATTGACGAAACAACCGCGCCCGTTGTCGTTGATATTTTCAAGCTGTACAGCAGCGGCAAGACGGTAAAAGAAATATGCGATATTCTCAACGCTCGCGGCGTGAAAACGGCTCGCGGCGGCGCGTTCAATAAAAATAGCCTGCATACTATCTTGACGAACAAGAAGTACATAGGCATTTACAAAACAAAGTATGGGGAGATCGTCGGCGGCATTCCGGCGATCATCGACAAGGAATTATTTGAAATGGTGGCGTTGCGTATGGAGCAAAACAAAAAAGCCCCCGCAAGAGCGAAGGCGGAAATAAACTATTTGCTTTCAACAAAGCTGTTTTGCGGTAAATGCCGCTCCGCTATGGTTGGAGAAAGCGGCACAAGCAAGACGGGCAAGAAGTATTATTACTATGCCTGCGTCAAGAAGAAGCGTGAAAAGGCCTGCGACAAAAGTAACGTGAAAAAAGACTGGATCGAAGATTTAGTGATCCAGCGTACCGTTACGGACATTCTGAAAGACGATGTTATAGAGAAGATCGCGGATCGGCTTGTTGAATTGCAGAAGGCGGAAGCCGCCGAAAGCGGGACAATGCTTTATTTGCAAAACTCCCTTGCTGAAATTCAAGTTTCTATCAAAAACATTATGACCGCGATCGAAAAGGGGATCATAACCGAAAGCACAAAAACCCGCTTGACCGAATTAGAGGACGAAAAGCGCAACGTTGAAATAGAGATCGCAAAAGAAAGCATTGCGCGGCGGATCATCAGCAGGGAACAAATTATTTATTGGATTTCCAGTTTTAAGGACGGCAACATAACAAGCGAAAAATACCGCCAGCAGCTTATTGATACCTTTGTTCACGCCGTTTTCGTCTATGATGATAAGATTGTCATAACCTACAATTACAGCGGTGAAAACAATACCGCTACTATTTCGGATTTGGACTTATCAAGTCCACCAAACTTCAGAAATCCTCCCCGTGACCGTTGGGTCATGGGGGGGATTTCTTGTTATTCAAAGAAAAGAAGCAAGATCACGCATCCGCTGATGGGAGGGAAATTGCATGAAAGCACAGATTATCGCAGCGCTGCTTTTTCTGGTTCTGGGCATCGTGTTTGCCTGCGGAAAAGGCACATTTTTGATCGCAGGCTATAATACGCTCCCGGAGGAGAAAAAGGCACGGTATGATGCGCGCAAGATCCTGAGAGACATGAGCCGGATGATGTTTTCCTGCGTGGGCTGTATGGCGGTCGGGATCCTCGGCTCGATCGTGGACGCACCTTGGCTCGTGGTGCTCGGCATCCTCCTGACGGTTCTGGTCATCGTGTTTTTTCTGATCCGCATCAACCGGGAGAGCAAGCGGTAACGCCTGCTGCACAAAAAGTTAC